CAAGCCACAATGCGGTCTATGAGGTCCAACCGCGTGGCTCCAATGTGAATTAAAGTTTGATTAAACATTTATTTCCTTCCTCATCTGTCTTTTTACTCCTACCTCTTGTTTTAGGAATAATTTCTTTCCATATCTCCGTTTCATCAAATGCTACGCCTGATCTTACATATTTAATGTAATCTATATATTTATCATTATTCGTGCGAATTATTTTATACTTCTTTCCATTATAAAATATTTTCCTCTTATTAAATTGGTTTAAGAAACAGTCGTGTTGGTCTATAATATCAATAATTAATGGCTGCTTGTGTTTAGTTCTTAAAATTCTTCCAACTGACTGAACTATATCCGATTTAGGCGTTGCTAAAATTAATGTAGTAAGCGATGGTATATCTAATGCTTCTGCCGCCATCGCATATGTAGCCAAAATTAATTGTTTAGTTTCGCTTATTTTCAAATCTTTTTCTTTCATTCCACCAACATAATATCCTACGCTTGTAATGTTCTTTGCTTCTACCTGCTTAAATATATAGTTTAGTAAATTCTTTTGATGTCCTAGTAAAATTATTTGCTGGTCGTTATTGATTTTTAATTCATTCTCTATAACATTTATAATGAAATCGCACCTAAAATCTAATTTAGATACTTTACTTAACATCGTAGAATATTTCAAGTTCCCTTTAAAATCTCTTTCTTCGTTATTATGTTCGTCATCATCTAATACCACATAATCAATTGCTTTAACTAATACGTCGTCTTGGTCCTGTTTCTCTGATATAGTATTACAAATTTGACCCAAATACATCTTGAAAACGTGTGTTAAACCATCTTTTCTATTCATCGTAGCACTTATACCTAACCCATAAAGAGTGGTACATTTTTTTAAACAATTAGAGAATGTTTCAGATGATATATGGTGAACTTCGTCATAGATACTTAAGCCAAATCCATCAAATAAACTGTCCGGGTATGATTTCATACTAATAGATTGTATCATCGCAATAACAATATCCTTATCGTCTATATCTATTACTTGACCCTGTATTGTTCCCACCCGAGCACCAGGTAAATATTGGTTGATTCTCTCTATCCATTGATTTTTAAGGAAAGTTTTATGAACGAAAATAATAGTTTTCTTTTTAATCTGTTCTATAATTTTTAATGCCAATACAGTATTGTGTGTCACCGTATAATCTCCTAATAAATAACGGTGATTTCCGTCTAATTCAAATCCGTAATAATTATCTATTTCTTTTTTTTCCACTTTTATTCCATTATTTAAAGCATCTTTTATTTGTGTTCTTGGTTCTGCTTTCTTTCTTTCACATCTAACTGGTATATCTTCTAATCCTTTACCGTGTATAGTAGTTCTATAATATGTTCCTTCTTTCTTCTCACCTTTATAAATACAACTTTTTTTACATTCTTTTTTGTATGCCGCAAATCCCAATGACCTTGCCAGATATATAATATCGTCCATTAGCGTTTCGTTTTTTTGAATTATATCATAACTGTTATGCTCCATACTACCATCACTATCAATTATCCCAGCGAGTAATTCTAAACGAACTTTGCGACTATTACATTTATAAGTTTTAGGGATATGTTTATTCAATATTAACTTGTGATTTTGTAGCATTTTAAGTAATTTATTATTATTTTTATCAGTTGATTGGCTTACTATACTATAAGTAGAGCATCTTGTTCCATTACTATCACACATCGTTACTCTTGAATTTAATCTCTCTGCATATTCATTAATATAATCAATTACACAATCATCTATGGTAGTAATACCTGTATTCCTTGATGTTCCGTCGCCTAACCATAAACCGAGGTAATACGGTTCAATATCTACTTCTTTATGTGTAAATTCTACACCCACACGAAATCCCTTTAAATTATGAATTAATCCTTTTGGTAAGTTTAAATAATCCATTAGACATACATCAAGAACATCGTCTTTTTTAAGATGACTATATTTTTTACTGTTATACGGAGAGGACATTTTCAAAGATAATATATGAGATTCATTAATAGTATATTTATCTCCTTTGGTCGGAACAATATCATACATCATTTCTCTCCCTCGTGCTAAACTTAATACATTTCTGGGTGTAGAATCATCGCCCATTAATTGGTCGCCTATTTTTATATCTTGAACCATCTTAATATCACCGTCATACATTAAAATTGGCGTGTTAATCCCGTGACATTTACCAGCTCCGGCGTAGAGTTCAATTAATGCTGAACCTTCGCTATTATCCTCTTCTGGCTTCCCGAGTTTAATCGCATTTAAATATGTATCCATAACGGCTGTTTGATAATCTCTCAAATCACCTTTAAATTTCAAGTTAATAGTTTCGCCGTGGCTAATTTTAATCGCTTTTGGTAATCCAAAAATATTTATACCCCAGAACCGAGGGACATATATTTTCTTATCCGATTCCATATAAATCGGGAATGCGATAGGTTGAACGAAAGCACCCATGACGATTGGTTTAATACTTAGTTCCTTCTTGATAAATTCAATAATCTTCGGGCTCAAACAATTTTTATATATTGAATACCCTTTATTTCCCAAATAACCGTTGATTAAATTTTTAGTTTTTAAGGTTTCTATCTCCGACAGAATAGTTTCATTATAATCTGTGATTTTGGAAGTAATTTTTTTTTTCATTTAGCTATTAATACTATTATATTGATTTTAATATATTTAAAATTTTAATCAATTTTGTAATTAATAATTTTATTTTTATATAATATAAATGAAATTGATTAATAAAACGGTTGATAGTTTGAAAAATATGAAACCCCACGAATTCATATTGGTTCTTTTACTACTGGCTTATTTAGTGAGTGGTGTATCTACCCCTTACGAATTATCCTCGTACGTAAATAACACTTTTATGAATTTATCGCTGGTCGCTTTTACTATTGTATTATTTTTATATGGTTCGCCTCTGATTGCCCTATTATTTGCTGGCGTCGCCTGTGTATTCGTATATAGGTGCCGCAAGGTTTCGCATGATGTAATGAAACCTTCCCAGAAAAAAAACGACCGTAAGATGGCTCAGTTAAATACACATTTAACCAAAGACAGCCTTGAGGAGGAAATGGTGGGACAAGTAGTAAGAAACCTCGACAACATACCAGGTCCAACCAGTTACCACCCCGTATTATGTGATTCGCATAATGCGACCAAGGTCTAAATGTTTTAATAATTTTATTATTATCCTAAATAAAATTATTTATTGCTTTCTAAGTTTGCTCTCTATTAATTGGTTAGGCAGTTCTTTAAACACATAATTACCAAATCCATATAGAATAAATAACAACGTTATGCCTACCACAGTTTGAACTCCAATATTATCCGTAATATTTCCTGCCGAAAAATTGTCCGCCATACTATCTAACATAGCAGCAGACACAGAACCACCAGGGGATATTTGGTTATTATCGGAATCATTTACTATAACTTCACCTCCATATGTAGAAACTGGTTTGCAATCAATGTAAATATCTTCCTGTTCTACAAATTTGACTGTCGCAGTATTCGCATTCGACATTTAGTATATAATTATATCTTATTTTTAATTATAAAGAATAATTTATTTTATATATATAATATGAATAATTCGCAAAATCATAACACCGCAGAATATAGTAATATTGATGATATTCAAACTTTATATAAACAATTAGGCGGAGCAATTGACGAAATAGGAAAAGCACCAAACAAAGACGATATAGAGCAAATTAAGATACAAATGAAAATATATGTAAGATTGTTCCTTTATATTCAATTTAAATTAGATAAAAAGTTTAATAAATCATCATCATCAGGCGATTCTATGAATCGTTTCACACAACAAACACTTATAGATTCTATGCAGTCATACAAACAGGATGTTGCGGCACAAACAGAATTACAATCGGTAGATTTATTTTTCATCAAACCACTATTTGAAAGTATGTGTAAAGATAATTATGACGACATATGTATCAGTTATTTTAACAATATTATAAAACCCAATCAGGATATTGACCCCGATAGTACTAAAGATTTTATGGAACAAATACTTAGTAAATATGAAAAATTACTTGGTGATTACGAGGAACTTGGAGAGACTAAAAGTTATAAAGAACTTGCCGATTTGTTAAGGTCGTATAAAGGTAAATTAACATCTGAGGAATTTTCAGTTATAACGAATATAATGAAAACAAATCTCGGTAAGGTGGAAAAAATAAGACGAGCCAAAGATGGTCCTGTTACGGTTTCAGATGAATCGCCTCCTGCTACTGAGATAGAACCTGTGTCGGGTGCTGCTCCTGCTGCTGCTCCTCCTGCTGCTCCTCCTGCTGCTCCTCCTGCTGCTCCTCCTGCTGCTGCTCCTGCTGATGCTCCTGTTGCTCCTGCTGATGCTCCTCCTGCTGCTCCTGCTGGTGCTGCCCCTCCTGGCTCTGCTGATGCTCCTGCTGGTGCTGCCCCTACTGGCTCTGCTGATGCTCCTGTTGCTGCTCCTCTTGCTGGTGCTCCTCTTGCTGGTGCTCCTCTTGCTGGTGATCCCCCTGCTGCTGCTCCTGCTGCCCCTGCTGGCTCTGCTGGCTCTGTTACTGATGCCGAGAGGGATGCTGCAAAAGTGCTTGCTGACGCGAAAGCGAAAGAGGCTATTGAACTGAAAAAGAATACCGCTCAAACAGTAGTGCCTCCTGGAGACCTGGCTCTTATTAATGAAATAGAAAGGCAGACACCATCTGCTGACAAACCCGCTTTGGATGATGAATCTGCTCTTGAAGTTGCTTCAGCGGTTCAGCCACCAGTTATTGAATCTCCATCAGACACTACTACTACTACTGGTTCTGCTATTGTAGATAAATTATCACCAGGGAAAGATAAAGATAGTGATAGCGAGGCAGCGAGTAAGATACAGGCGGAATTCAGGAAAAACCTCACTAAAAACCTCACTAAAAACAGGGGCAATAAACCAAGAGAAAAAGTGCTTGGCGAGGAGGATGAGGAGGCGGAGGCATCAGAGGCGGATGCACCAGAGGCGGATGCGGCTGCGGTGGAGGCAGTGGTTGATGATGCGGCGGTTGTTGATGTCCCGACAACAGAGTTAGTAGTTAATGGTGGTCCAATCCTGGATGATACAGATATTAAGAGTGAGGCGGTGGAGGCGGAGGCGGGGGCGGAGGCACCCGAGGCGGATGCAACTAGAAGACTAAGACTCAAAGCAGCACTAGCCACAGCAGCAGCAGCAGCAAAAACAAAACCAACAACACTAACAGAAGTTCAAGAAATCACGGATAAACGCAAAAAAAAAGAGGAACAGAAAGAAATAGAGGCTCGGGAAATATCAGTCAACGAAGCCAAATTAAATGAAGCAGCGGACAATCTGGTAGCCAATGCGACATTGGTTGCCGACGCCAAGAGAGACGCTGCATTAGCCTCTGCAGGCGATAATCTTATGTTGTCTGGAGATGATATATTAAGTTCTATTTTAGCAGTGGAAGGGACAGAGGAAGCGAATTTGGCCGAACCAACCGACAGTAAAAACGGAATCAAGAGAGTAGCTGTTGGTGGTGCAAAAACCGATGATCGTTTAGATGAGATAAACGCAGAAATCAAGACGGCAATTAATGAGAGCGGACTAAATACTCTAGAAGATAAACCCAAAAGCTTACTATCTATTAAATTTGCTTTCAAAAAACTTATGAATGTATTTATTTATTATATTATTAATTATAATCTATTCAAGAACTCATTTTTCATTAAAAAATTACAAAACATAGAAAATACAGCTGCTTATGGAGTTGATTCAACGAAAAATGAAATTGATGAACGATTAATGAACACGAAGACTAACGGTCCACAACTATCAGTCGGTTTAGAAGATTATTTAACCAATAATTTAACCACTAAAAACAACAATGAATTAGTGGAATTATTAAAAAATTGTATACCCCCAACAGATACAGGGGTTGATTTCGACCCATATATAAAAACACTTAAGACAAAGATAGATAAATTATTTGAGGTTGAGGTTGATGGAAAGAAGAAGCCAGTCGCTATTGATAAAATTAACAACATTATGTTTGAATATATGAGTAAGCGGTTTAAAAACCTATATGAAAATTTTGACCGGGCTGATGACGGTAAATTAAACAAAAATAAATATCAGGCAGACATAGAATTAATGACTACATTTTATCGTATTATTAAAGTATTCACAGAACATTTTATCTCCGAATTAAAGGTAATAGCTACTATAGAAAATAAAGAAGAGACAATAAATATTCTTGAAAAATACGCTGAATCCGAAGTAATATCTTATGTCAAAATTAGAGATAATAAAGGCATATATAATCCAAGATATATTTATTACACTGACCGCAACGGAAACGATACTACTACAAATAAAACTTTAACCAACGATACGCTGTCGTTGCTTTATTGTAATGACCCAACAAAGCCCATTGATCTACCAATTGATAAGCCAAACGTAATATCTAAAGACACTATAAAATATGACCATTTATTCCACTATGGTTATTTTGATAAAATTTTCTATAATGAAAATAATCGTTTATTTGGTGACAATATGGATAAAGCGAAACAGAAATTAATATCAGGGAAAGATGTCTTCATAATTGGTTATGGTGCATCAGGTGCCGGTAAAACAACTACATTAATTTATGATAATAATGACACACAAAATCCCGATGGTGCGATAGTTTACATGTTACAGGCGCTTGCCAAAGATACGACGGCGACCACCGATATCAATTTTACAAATTTAAACTTAACAATCAAGGAAATATTTATGGACGATAATCCTGCTAAAATTGGCACGGTTAGGACAGTTGATAAGGTTCAAAATATAAATTTTGAATTTTATCCCGATAAAAACCAGTTCTCTGCTGAATTTAATTATGCCGAATATACAAAAGCTTTAAATTCATTATTAGATAGCAAAGATAACGACACAAATGTGTTGGATGCTGAATTTATTAATATATGGAAGGATCAGAAACCCCAACGCGCTGAACCAGTTGGTGATGTACCAGTTGCTGATGATAAAAAGTCGTTTTCGCTGTCGAAAATATTACAACTGTTAATTGATAAAAAAAGAAAAATAAGTGCGACATCAAATAACCCGCAATCGTCAAGAAGCCACGCTATTGGAATTATGGAATTTGGATATAAACCAAATAACGCCTCGTCAGACAAAAAAGTGCAGTTAATCATAGGTGATTTTGCTGGTGTTGAAAATAAGTTTGATTATACGTTTAAATATGTTAAAGATGGTAAAGATGGTAAAGATGGTAAAACTATTGGCGATCGTATTAAAGGTGCAATAGAAGAGGAAACACTTATCAAACTACACAGAGAATATGAAGGTGAAAAGTTAAGTCTCGTAACTATTAATGAGTTAATGGGAACTTTATATACTAATGGTGTTATATCGCAATCTATAAACGAGTTGAGTAATCGCGAGCGAGCCGATGCCGAAAATTTAGAGGGTGATGCAATATATTTTTACCAAGTAGAAGAAAAGGGGTTTCTCCCGAAAGATAAAGAAACTATGTTTGAAATGGTGAAATTTTTAACCGGATCGGATATATACAACGAAAAATATACATTAAATGAAAATACATTTCCTTCTGTTCCATTATCAATAAAAACAGCCGAAACTGCAAAGAGTATACAAGCAAGGGAACAAATGGCAGAAAATGAAATTGAAATACAGAAAGTGAAACGGGGCTTAGATCCAGCAGGAGAGGACTCAAAATCCCTGTTTAAACTGTCCGATAATACATATGAGATAATTCATTTTTCAAGTGTAGCACAGCAACAAAAATTTGACTTTACCACCGCTCTCGGCAATACCACCGCTCTCGGCAAATCAACAATTGGTTTTGAGTTGCTTTCTGGAGACAAAGAAGTTAAAAGTATTAATCTCCCACGAATCCCTAAGGGTGGTCACACCAATTTCACCCAAGTAATCCGACACTATTTAGAATCGGGCAAGGAATCGCCAGGCTCAGCTGGTATTAAATTTCGTAATATTGTAGATACTATTGGTGTTATACCAGAACAGTATTTATACTATGTTGATTATTTCAAGTTGAAATATGAACGAGATGTAGGAATACAGGTAGATACGATACACTTGACTGATAATGAAATCCTATATAAAAGGTTATCTGCCCTCGATAATAGTAGAAGGGCGAATACAGGGCTGGGGCGATCTGGTAACATGATAATGGAATGGAAAAAAAATCCAGAAGGATATCGGGCTGGTTTGATAGAAGCGCTTAAAAAATTTATTAATGGTCGTTTCATAGACATCAACCTTAAATTAGAAGAAGATTTAAAGAAATTTAATGACGACATAGATACACGCAAAGCCTATCAAGCCGAAAACATAAAAGAATTAAGAAATCAATTAATAGCATATGAAAATACAGAAAAAATACACCGAACAACAATAGCCATGGAAGAAAAAACCTCTGAAAAATACAGCGACTATTATTTACAAATTTTAAACAGAGTGGTCCAGATACATTATGAATTGATAAAGCGAACGTATGAAGGTGTATTCATAAATCGGTCTTTACAGTCTATGCGTTCAACTATGACTGATGTATTAAAAGCAAAAGCACAAGGTTCTACACTAATTCCTAACTTCAATTCAAAATGTATAAATTATTACACCAATCCACTTACAGATGAGATGTTTGGACCTAAAACAGATGAAGATACTACAAGCGGGAACAAAGATGATAAATTTGATACAATTCACGAAATATTAGCCAATGCAAAATCGTCCGATCAAACTAAAAGCATTCGTGATAAATTAAAAGGTGATTTAATATACTGTGTATGTTTGGTATTAAATAATAGTTATAAAGACCACCAAGGTGATAAAGTGAATAATCCCCCCAAAATACCATATATAGATTTGACGGAGGGATATATTGAGCTTGAAAGATATAGAAAGAGAAACTTTAAAGCAGATAATGAAGATGACGATAGTTTTTATAAGCAAATTATATTTAAAGGCTATGGACTTAATGTTAAAAAAAAGAAACTGGAACAAGTTATAGATAAGATAGACACGGAGCAGTTATTAACGAATGAATTAAAAAAAAATATCACAAGCATAATTGGTTATAATTATGATACATTTATTGACAAAAACTTACAGATTGAAATATTTAATAATATCTATAAGAATACTGAGTTTTGTTATAGCGCGGCGATAAAGAAGCAAACTATTGCATCATCTAAACTTGATGATATTACGACGAAATATAAAACCCTCGTAAAATTCGTAGAAAAGGGAGATAAACCGCCTGAGGTCATAATAAACACAATCAACGATTATTTAAACGAAATAGAGGTCATGAATGCTACTTCAGTAATTGGAACCCTGGATTTTGCAGATCAAATATCAAAATACAATTTGAAATTTAACGCTTGTAGCGTAGTTCAAAATAATATATCATATAATTCGGAATTAACGGACAAGACACTATATTACAATAGCAACTATAAATTTTTAAGTAAATTTCAGGAAACAGGTTCAGAATATGGTGCTCATTTATATAGTGGTCGCGGTGAACCTATGTCCTTATATTGGGAAAATTACATTTTACCGTCTATCAAAAATTTAGCCACAGATAACGGTGGAGGTGCTCTTACAAATTTATTAAAAAATAAGAACAATAGTATAGAAGCAAAGGAGACACCGCCACCGGAAGAAGTGGAGGGCAATACAACGACATCGGAAGAAGTGGAGGGCGATAGACTCAAAAGAGGTAGAATTGAAACTGAAACTGAAACTGAAAAAACCACCAAGGTCCCTCGCACAAGACAAGGTGGAGGCAACAAACACAAGCGACGAACCAAGAAAAATCCCATTCTTAAAACAAAAAAAACAAAAAAAGCAGTCAAAAAATCCAAACCTAATAGCAAGAAAGCAAAAAAGGCAGTCAAAAAATCCAAACCTACTCGCAAAAAAGCGAAGTGAAATTAAAATTATATAAAAATTAAATAGTTTTTTTTAAAAATAAAAAATATTTAATTTAACCTAATGTTGGTCGCTGCCTCTCATCAAATACTAATGGGTAAGGCATAATGACCGCTTGGGGGCGTTCAAACCAAGGCTTGAACTCTACTTGTCTAATACTGGGATTTACTGGCTCTACGGCATCTACTAAATTAGACGCGCCAATACCGCGTAAAGATGATTCTATATCTATACCATTATTGGAGAGAGTTTGGTGTGCCATATGACTTGGTATATATCCAATTTCAGGAAAACACACTGTAGTGGGAATACCCGCTGCAGAATGAATATATAAATTACGCTCTAAATAATCGCTATTTTTATTATTTTCAATATTGTAATCCAGTTGAGTATTACGATTTCTTGTACTAGCCATTTTTATTATATATAAAACATATTTTTAATATTTTAATTGTCGCATATTAATTGTTTTATTTGAGAAAAATGATTTTCCTGGAGAGATTTATTGCTAATATAGTTTGAAAGTAATTTATGAAACAGATGAAAGTACTCAAACGAAAATAACATAGGAAATACAAATGTATTATCTAATTCTTTATTATTAGACTTGAAAAATTGGAAGAGCACTAACTTTTCGGAGAGAATATTTAAAATTTCTTGTATTTCCTTATTATCTTTTAAGAGGTCATAAATTTTTCCAGTAATAACACTAATTTTATCATCATCATATACGGTTTGCTTGAGTGCCTGTAGTAATTGTGCCTGATAACAAATAATAGACTCTTGGTCATCTTCAATTAAGTTATAAGTACATATAAAACCATTATCGTAATCTATGTCGTCCATATTATAATAATTAGTTTGGTTATTATTATATTAATTTTTTTTATAATATAATAATTTGAGATAGAGAGATTATCTACTTTTTAGCATTATCCCTTGCGTAATTACGCGCACTAACACCAGCACGGTTCCAGCCGTTCATCGCATCCTCCTCAATTAAATACGCAGGGTTGGTAATTGTTTTCTGGATAGGGTCAATAAGAGGGTAGTTCTTGTGTCCTGTGAAATCATTCTCCATTAATGGATTGACGGTCTTCTTATTGAGTGCGTTCTCTCCAGACCTTAACATAAACTCGGTGTCGCTGTCGCCCATACCTCTTCCTAAATATGGGACAGTTAAATATGGTCTCGCTACCAGCGATAATTTACAAGCGGGCTTGGTGATGTGAGTGTATTTTAATTCGTTATTAGCATCCATCTCACAGCCTTTGATACCCCCCTCGTGACCACCCTTGTAGAATACCTGTGGCTGCTTGGTGGCGAACTCAATAGCGGTGTTCATGGGGCAATGTGGGTAAAAATTCTCCAGTCTGTGATTGGCGTTATTCATATTTTGAATATTTCTCTGATCAATAGCAACATTATCATTCCCGATTCTCGAAGACGATTCAAACGTGTAAGGATAAGTAGTTGTAGCCGACATATATAGTAATTTAATATAATATTATATTTAATATTATATCCAATTAATAATTAAGATATTTGAAATATTCAAATAATTACATAGAACCCTTGATATCGCCTTGTAATATTTTATTTACCTCACTGTCTTTATACGACGCCATATTACCATAGCAGAATTTGGCGAAATCTTTCTGGTTATTGGGTACGCTGGTGTTAGCGGTAGTATGGAATTGTCTCATAGATTGTTCAAATTCAAATTTATCTCCTAAATCATTAAATAATTTTTCATCTATACTTTGGTCGTTGAAATTTTGTTTAATAAAATCTTTGGTAGAATTATTAATTTGTTCTTCAACAGCCTTATTATAAGCAGGAGCGGCGGGAGGTCTATTTGGGTTCGCCTGTATTTCGGGCAATTGTATATTCATAAGTGGGTTAATGGTTTCGGGATTGGTATAATTATGTTTATACTTTTTATACATTTGAATATCGCCAAAAGCCTCTTTCAGTTTATTGTTGCTCTTTTTATTTAAAATATAATAAGTCGCAATTAACATTACTAAAGTAATAATACCTGTAAATAAAAGTTTAATATTGCCCGAGAAAAAAAAACCAAAACTAGTAGAATAAATAACAAACTTACTAATAGCATTTAATTTTTCTTCTCTCGTCATATGAGCCATAGGCCATAAATCAAAGACAGTATCTTTATTTAATAACACGTATGGATTGTGTATCCAAAATTTAGTATTATGTTCTTCTTTAGTATTATCTGTATCCATTTATATATATATCCATAATTATTTTTATTAATTAATTTCACTTTAAATTAATGTTTGGATAGAATCCATGTATTTCTCCAAATCTGGTTTTACCAACTTACTATAATCAATCAACTTGGAGGAATCGCCGTAGGTCTGTGGCTGTAGTCCGTTTACGCTAATAGGACACGGCCAGTGGGAGGTGGTTCGCAGTTCGTTGAAATATTTGCGACGCTTCTCCACTTGGGCCTTGGTGTTTTTGGGGTGAGATTTCGGCAAGTAGCACAGATACTGGACGATTCTCTCTTCTGAATTGGCTTTGCCGTACCGGTTTTGATGGAATGTGCGGGAATCCCAAATAACCAAGTCACCGGGATTGACCTCCATAACAGTTCTCTCGTCTTTGATTTGTTCTAAATATGTTGGGTCAATGAGTTGCCAGTTTTTGGCACCCGTGATGTTTCGGCTCTTGAAATAGTCTTGGTGTAGGTCGTGAGAGTGCTTGTAGAGAACAAGCGTTCTCTCTGAATTTTTGGTAAGGCTCACGAAACTTTGGTAGCAATGGACTCCTACCGAATTAGGTGCTTGGTCGGTGTGAGTCCAGCACTTGTCTTTCTTCACGCAGTTCTGGGGGATAAAACACGAGCCGTCAAACGAAACGTTCAACTCGTCTGTATCCCAAATTTGCTTGAAGATATCCATAATGCTTTTGCGTGTCCTCAAATACCAAGCGTGTTCTTGGTGACCTGCCTCGTGAAACTTGTAAATGCCGTGTGGGTCAATTGTGTTGTGCTGCTTGTCGTGGTCGGGAACGGATGCTTGCCACTTGTAAAACATATTTTTTGCGATATCAACTTCTTCGCTTGTTAAAACACTTGGGATGACGACAAAGCCGTCTGTCTTTAAATTTTCAATATACTTATTTGTAATTATATTGGAAATCTGCTTCTCTAAATCTTCAATGCGTTTCTGTAGGGAATCCATTTTTGTGTTGTTTTTGTTTATGATTGGTTTGTAATACCTATTTTATATTTTGATAAATATATTTCAATTTTAATTTTGTCTAACAATAAATTTACTTCTTACCTTTACCCTTACCCTTCTTTTTGTTATTGGTAGATTTACGCTCTCCAGAGCCAACCGCAGTAGGAGCAGCGGGTTTATTCATAGCATTAGCAAACATATCTGGGTTGCTCTTCATCTGCTCCATTAGTGCGGCTAAATTATCGTTGATGTCGGTTAGATTTGGTGCTGCCTCGGTATTATCAGCACCAGAAGGTTTAGAAGCGGCTGCCTTACTCTTATTATCCTCTGCCTTTTTACGCATTCTCTCCTTAGTCCTGCTGGATTTAATATTTTGGTCCATCATATTTTGGAATGCGTTGTTATTCATCTTACCACCACCCTTTGGCATGAATTGGTCCATATTCATAGACTTAAACATATCCTGAAAACTACCCATACCAGGCATAGACTGCATATTTTTGAATATATCTGACGCCTCCTCTAAAATCTCACTCTCTTTAAGCGACCCGTCTTTCATTTTAGAATCCAGTTTCCCGCTAATCTTATTAACAATACCCATTAACTTTGTAGGGTCTTTGAATAGGTTTTTGAATACATCATCTACACCTGTAATATTTTCCATATCAATACCGAGGTCTTTTGTTGTTTCTTCTGCTAATTCTTTCGCCAGATTACCTAATTTACCATTAATTAATTTATTAATGTGGTCGTGTATATCATCAGTTTTTGGAAGATTATCAATGTTTGATGGGTCAATATTCATAGACCCGAATAAATTCTCAAATGGATTAGAGTTTGATGCGTCCGCACCCTCGGCTGTGGTTTTTGAGGAAAACAGGCTCTCCATGCTCTTAACAGTCTCTTGTAGTTTGTCTTTGAACTCGTCGCCGTTGATGGCTTCAAATAATTTCTCATTATTACCAAGGGACTCCTTGTCGTGCACGTTTGTAATAATAGAAAATAGAATCAGTTGTAAATATTTCCATAGCGTCTCTTTGGTTGTAACTGTTGTAGTATCAAAATATAGGTCAGAGAAATTAATATCTGGTAGGAAACATAGTTCAGTATCTACTGTAAAAATTTCCTCGTTTTGATAAAGAACATCTAAAAATTTAAGTGGGAAAACTTTCTTGCAATAATTGAATAGATTAGTCATACTAATAACTAATTCGCTGTCTCGTGTTAAATTATCATCGTCGACATCAAACGTATGGTTGATAATATTAGTGTAATCGGGATTTTTATTTATAATCGCTTCAACCTTATCTGGAAATGTAACAATCAGGTCATTTAATAAATCCTTCACTATTTTAGAAAATTCAACCAGGTTTGATATCTCTATGTTTTCGGTATTATTCATTATCTTATGAATATGATTTAATTTTTATTTTTAATACATAATTTCGCAATATATTTAAAATAAAAAAATCAATATTCATTTTAATAATAAATTCTCGTTAATATTCTTTCAACTTTTTCTTATGTTTCTTGTTGATTATTTTCTACAAATTTTTTGTGTTTTAGACTTTTAAGATGTTCGGATTTACCGTTCCTACTATGAATAACACCACAAATACAAGTCATTTTTTCTTTTTTATTCGCTTCGTCTTTCTTTTTAAGTTCTGGGTCTTCTCTCCGTTTTTTACTCGTCTCATACATTTTCTTTCTATATTCTGGGTCTTCCATATTTTTTTTGTGCCTAATGCGGTTATATACTCTCTTATATTCGGTTCTTTCTTCGGGCGTTAGTCCTGGTAAATTTTTGTTTAGTGTGGGCTTAAGTGTTTCAATCCAATATCTCTCAAGAGTTGCTGCTGCTTTTTCATCTTCTAAATTTGCCGTTTCTAATATTTCAAAATGCCAATCATCATACCCACCATTCTCTCTAATGAATTTATAAACCTTGAAATGATACTCGTATTCGCTACTATTATTATTATTATTACATTTGCACTTATGATTTGCTTGTCTGGCTGTAAAATCTCCTGACTTACCTACATATTCGTCGTTAATTAGTAGGTTGTTAGAACGCAATTTATATAAAACTGTGTTAGACCAATCAACAGTCATTTAATACTTTATGATTAATAATAAATTTTTATTTTTATTATCAATTTTAATAATAAATCATTATATATAAAAAATGTATAATGATTGGGTAGTATTATCTATGTTTTGTTGCTTAATCACAGCTATTTCTTTTATTACTATGAAGTATTTATCAGAGACTAAATGCAAAATTAAAAATATCATTTTTCTGACTTTTTTTTTAGCCACATTTATGATATTATTATATATTCCATTTGATAAAAATTTTATTACAGATATTAACAAGAATTTTACTATGAAAGATTTGTTATTAGTTTTTTTATTCACTGTTTTATTAATTATTTCAAGATTTTTAATAACATATACTTTTAAAGTTTCTCCAAATATTGGTTATACACATTTGATTATAAATACTAATATAATTATAACATTAATCGCAAGCTATTTTTTATTTAATGAACAAATTAATTATCAAAGTTTTGCTGGAATGTTTATAACGTTGGTTGGGTTATTCATTACTATTATGTATTCATATTAAAAATTTTCTTTCATTTTGATTGATTTAATTATAATACGTTAAATTATTTTATTATATTGTAATAAAATAAAATAATGATTTTGCCGCTTGAGTATAAGAATTTATTCATATTTTGTTTATGGTTATGGATAATATCCTTCTTATATTATTTTAATTATATTAAATTCTCGCCTCTATATTTGGTCGTTTCGGCGTTTATTTTTACTAGTTTTAGAGAAATTGCTCTTAATAATAAGTATCATGGTTTTTTTATGAAAATATTTGTATTAATTTTTGAACTTTTTATTACGTTAATGGTTATTAGAAAACATTTTTTTATTGATAAAAAAAAATTTATAAATATAGATACTATTTTCATTAGTTTATTTATATTTTTTATATATTTGTTATTTTTAAAAATAACATTAAATAAAACATTTTATGAATATTACTTTATTGAATTATATAGATAAATTAGAACAAAAAACAAGTTTAAAAATTTATTTTAGGTTATTTCGTGCTTCCTCGTAGTTTTTAAGACTGTCCTCATTTACTTTATCAGGTGCGTAATTCTCTTCTGGTGTTTCTATTTTATCATTATTATTAATAGATGAATAATTATACAATTGTCGCATACCACCGTCTCCTTTAGCTGAAAGTTCATCATCATTTTGGTCTAAAAAACTAAAATTATCCGAATGTACGTCCGCCATACCAGCATTCATATTAAACGCAGATGGTTCGCCGTTGAAGTTTGTTGCCACGGCGACATTAACTTGTTCTACTGGTTTTAAATAATTAAGAATATCATCACCAAATAGAACTTTAAACTCGCCATTTAATATCATAAGTGCTGGAACCCTATTAACGGTGTCTGGTAATAATAATTCCTGACTGTTTTCTAATACGACATACGTTGCGTTATTTTTATTGACTCGCTTATCAATACATACATAATGTAAATCATTTTTAATGGATGATTTAGATAAATGACCTATTATTTTTTTACAGTTTTCACAAAAGTTGCTATAATATAAAACGGTGCCCATATATTAATATCTTTTTGCTGATTTATTTATGTTAATATTTATTTAAAATATAAATCAATAAAATAAATTTGTATTTTAAATAAAATTGAAAAGAATATTATAAATAATAAATAATTTACATAGTATAAATATAATGAGCGGCGAGCCAAAACTAAGCAACGTAGAGGAAACTAATGATGTGCTGAAATTCACATTAAGCAATACAAATATTAGTATTGCTAATGGTGTTAGGAGGGTGCTACTTTCGGAGATCCCAAGTGTCGTATTTAAGACTACCCCATACAAGGAAAACCGGGTTGATATTAAGGTTAATAAGTCTCGCCTAAATAATGAACTGATTAAACAGCGTGTAAGTTGTATTCCAATTCATATTACCAATGTATATGATTTCCCGTATCAAAATTATGTTGTAGAATTAGATGTTATTAACGACACTAACGCCAACATTTATGCGACCACTGGTGATTTCAAGGTAAAAAACACAGAAACCAATAATTATCTGGAGAGCGACGAAGTAAAGAAACTATTCCCACCAGACCCTATTACGGGTGACTATATTAACATTCTCCGCCTACGACCAAGGCTGACTGATACAAGTGAGCGGGAGCAAATTAAGTTTGAAGCCACTCTAAAGATTGCTACAGCAGGCGAAGACAGCACATTTAACGTTGTAAGCACTTGTGCTTATGGTAATACATTAGACCCAGTAAAGATTAAAGATGCTTGGGAGGCAAAGGAACTCGCTCTTAAAGCCAAGTCGGCTACAACCGAAGAGATTGAGTTTGCTAAGAAGGATTGGATGCTATTAGACGCCAAGCGTCTATTCAAAAGTGATAGTTATGATTTTGTAATTGAGACAGTTGGTATTTACAGTAACTTTGAACTTATGGATAGTGCTACTGGTATTCTTATTCAAAAGTTATACACTACGCTGGAATCTCTTAAGAATGAGCCAGAGTTAATTAGTGATGCGGTTGATACTCTGGAAAACTCATATATTATTGTATTACAGAATGAGGATTATACAGTCGGTAAGATTATTGAATATATTCTATTCAGTAAATACTTTCAGGAGAAGAAGGAACTGAATTATGTTGGATTCCTCAAAAAGCATCCACACGACAAGGATAGTTTCATCAAAATTGGTGCTAAAAATATCCTATCCAAAGATGAAATTATTAGTATGGTTGAAGATTGTGTAAATACGAGCATCGAGTTAATTATCGTAATCAAAAAATATTTCGCAACTGTATAAACTATTATGGGTAATATATATACAATCTGCTTTCTTCATGAAGAAGAAGAAAATAATAGTAATCAAATAATAACTCCTGCCTTTATTATTAATTATAACTCTCTAACGAAAAATATTGATACATCAATACCACGTATAATAGAAAATTATTATGGCGATGATAATAATTTATGAAAATTCATTTTTTTTATATAGAAAAATGAATTTTTTGGATAGTTAATACAACTTACATAACAACATCGGTGTCTTCGGCAACAGCATCTTTCTCGGTGGAATTGAATTTATAATTTACGGCGTGCATTTGCTGTGCGGGATGTAGAGCATTAACATAATTAATAACCACTTTCTTATCAACTACCTTACCATCAGCCTTAAGTTCGTTTTTGTATAGTTGATGTAGAGCATACATATGGTTTTTGTATTGGAACTCATACTCTTTGAGAGGCTTCTCCTTCTTAATAAAGCAATTTACATAATTGGTATGTAGTAGATGAGTGTATTCAAACATAGCAAGTTTGAATTTATTGAAAAGAATCATATGTTCGGGGTAGTAATGCAGGAACTCCTTGATTTTTCCTTCCTTCTTTAGAGAATAGTAATTAAACTGTAGCTTTGGCTGATTACCACGCAGCTTACGAACATCCTCATAATTAATGTTTCTAATTTTAGTCCTTGTACCATCAACATTATAAATAATAGTTCCAACACAGTGAAATGGTGCCCTGCGGTTGTTGAAATGGTCGTAAATATCTTGGTATGGAGTGGCGATTGGATATTTGTTAATGAACTGGATAGTTGTATCAGCAAATACACACGGAGGCTTGATAACAAACTTGTGGATGCTCTTTTCAACAATAGAAACAACTGGGAAATTAGTGTTATCAATATCATATACCTTGACAAGATATAGAAGTGGAGTTTGGACTGGTGTAACAATACGGTTGAATGGATGCTGCATTACAAACGAATAAGAGTATTGCTTATCAAGACTGTTTAAATCAAAGTTGCTGAATTTACAACTTTCAAAAAACATAGTCCTAAATGTAATATTTCCAGTTTGCTGCTCGTTCGTTTCGTTATTGAATAGGTCATAATTTTTAATATCGTTGAAAAACACCATATTACCACCGACAGTAGATTTTGTCGCAATCTCCCACGTTTCATTCACATTATCATAAAATACATTAATCATCGTGCCATCTACAAAATCTTCAGCCCAGCAGTCATTTGTATCGGGATACTTTGTCGTAAATTTATCAAACGAAAGCGATTTTTCAGGACTATACACAACAACCTTATTACCACGCACAATTACCGACCTAAATTTAGATACGGTTTCAAAACCCTCACCATCTGCCAACATTTTTAGATTATCCTTTTTGTATTTGATTACTGTGTATACATTGTCATTGTATGTATAATTTTTTTGGTTAAAAGCGGTGTTGTCTTCATTTAGAATACCTGTTAGGTCCAGTTCTTTTGTGATTTCAATATTATTAGCACTCGTCATTACGGGTTATTACTATAATTATAAATATATCTTTAACTTGTTTAAAAAAATATAAAAATAAATAAAAATAAAGATATTTCACAAATTTTCTATTATAAATATAATATAATATAATATAATTATAATTATAATGGAAAATACAAATTTTATTTTACAATATGGTGATATTGTCCGCATTATTTCTCCTACCAATAATTCTTTGAACGAGAAAATCTTTTTCATCAAATTTATTGACCTCACAAAAATTATTTTGTTGAACGACGATTTAACAACTACTCTTGATATTGATGATGAAAATGGAAAATTAATGGATGATACGATAGATAACATAGTATTATTATACAGGGAGGAAAGCCCCAGTTTTGTTATTCAAAATAACATTACTATCGGTAAAAATATATCCATTACTTTTGGAGGTGCTTTACCAAAAATTATAAATGGTGTAATCACCAACACAGAAGAAGATATGATTGAAATATCTATTCTACCCGTCTCCGACCCACCGAACATTATATATATTGATTTTGCTTATTCTGGCATCCCCGAAAAATACAATATTGAGAAGATTGTCGTAAAAGATATGAATGATATATTATCAGGCGAAACGCCCGAAATGCCCGCTGGAGAAGATGAACCTTCTCAATTTCTTAATTTAGATAATAATGATGATTTAGATTACGATCTCAATAACCCCATTGATGACCGTGAATTTAATGAAATATTATTAGATGACTTTGAATTAGAAGAGGATTATGAAGAATTTTACCATAATGTAAATGTTCCCGATAATGAAAAAAGATATACTTTAGATACACAGTTAAATGATTATATGGATGCTCGGTTAAATAAATATAAGCCATCCGAAAGAAATGAAGCACTAATAGCAGATGTCAATTTAGAATTAAACAGATATAAGGAACTGAGGGAATTGTATTCGGTTTTTGATGATAACAATAATCCCCGTCTGCCAGCGACCAAAGGTGAGTTCTATAAACCATTGAAGGAAACATTATACAATTTAAATAAAAAATTATACTGGCTTGTTCCAGTTGTTTATAACGCCAAATCGTTAATTTACAATGAAGAGACCGAAGATGTTGAAGATATTGATGAGGAGCATACTAATACACTTAAGATGGGTGAATTCATTCATCAAATTAATTCAGTAATTAACAAATGGTCCAAAACGAGCACCAAAGAACAATTAAATGACTACAAAACATATATCAACAACCTTTTATCTATAATTGATAATACTACAAATATTCACTTGCCCGGGGCAAATGACGATAGTATTACTCGCAATAAATTAGATGTTAATACGCAGATGCACGCCATCAGCGATATATATGATGACTTCTATAGTTTTGTTGTTAAGGACCGTTCAATTGATAAAAATAGGTTCTCGGTAGAAGTTTATAACCAGGGTATGAAAATGTTACAATCTGATTATGTAAATAACAAACGGGCGTATAATTTCAAGGATTTAACTCCAAATGAGAAAATTACCGTAATATCCTTTATTACATTACCACTACCCGTTTTTAATTTCTCTAAAATCAATTTAGGATACACCAGTATTTATACCAGATCCAATCTGAATACTGACTTCTTCAATTATTACCAAACACTAAATAATGATACTGTTATCAACAAAAATATATTAGAGGAGCCCCATACCGAAAAATTTGTAAATACACATGATACTATTCACGGCAATAAATTATTTGATAATATTAACAGTTTTTCAATTGAAGACACCAATAATAAAACTGCCGAAGAGAAATTGAACCTTTTAATGGAATCGTTTATACCAACTAATAGTTCGGCGATCAAATATTTATCGGATGCGAATAAATATGTTAATTTCAAGGCATTAATTCTTGATACACAAGCCTTAAATATTGATATGTATTCCTTAAACAACAAAGACCACCAACTCATCAACAAATTATTCAACGAAAATATTGCGGACTACAAAAAAGAATATAATACCAATAAAGACCTACTCGGTGAACTGATAAATATTGTTAATAAAGAGCCAAAGAAAATCAAGTCCAAGTATAATTTTGACTTTGATATTATTAATAAAGACCTCAAACAGGCGTTATACGATACTTACGCCATAGACCCCAAATTATATAATGATAAATCCGAGTTACTGAATGACTTCATAGAAATTGATAGTGGTAAATTCTTTACTGCTACGCTGAATAAGACCATTATGGATTTAATCGTATCTAATTTACTGGATAATTTCATTACACAGGCGAACAAATCAAAAGAGCCTATTCCAGCAGAGGATAATGATGATACTTGTGAAAAATACTACCTGTCTAAGAAATATACATTAATGGAAGATATGATGGATGATAACAATAAGGAATTATTCGTTGATGCCATATATGATAATACATTATATAGTCTGGTAAATGAATACCCAAATGAAAAAGCCACCATGGACACCAACACATTCTTCCTGTTTTTAACCGAGAAAATTATGGATATTATGAATTTAACAAAACAGAATGCTCTCAGGGAAGCAAAGGCGATAGTTGAAGAGAAGAGAGAAGTAATTGATGGTGATTACGCCATATTTTTAGACAACGAGACTAAAAAAAATTACATTTATGTTCGCACCAATTCAGCGTGGGTTCTTGATGAAAAATTCAAGAATGATTTCCATATTGACTCCAATAAAATCTTATGCGATGTTAATAAAGATTGTATATCAATTGGCGACAAGTGTATGAATGGTGATAAATTAGACAGGAAAAATATGAAAGAGGATGTTGAAAAAATACTTGATAGTTTCCAGGCAAAATATAATTTAAGTATTGAAGAAATCAAAGGCAAACTCAATCTCAACTACGAGAACGCCAAAAATTACCTGCTTAATGTTAATAAAATTAAAAATGAGAAGGATAGGTATATCAATAATATTATCCGCAGTAATTATGTGGAACTATCATATGATATTGTTGAGTCTCCATATATGGGGTTGAAAGATAAGGTATTAGGTATTCCCGATTTTATAAAGCGTCAGGAATATATTAAGAAATTCTGCCTTAAATTTACAAGAGACGCCATACGCGACGAGAATGTATATTGGTTATATTGTAATGCGACAGGAGTTAAATTGATGCCGACATTCTTATTAAAATTAGCAAACGCATTCACAAGCAAACAAAATTATATCAGGGCACTTGATACTATCTGTGCGGAGCAAGGCACTATTAGTGATGATAATAATAATTGGGTTGATAAACATAGTGGTTATATTATCAAGAACATTGATTTTTCCAGCGACGAGGGTTACGATGAGGCAGGATTCAAATTAAATACCAACGCAGTAATGGGTAATGAGTATAATATTAAATTTGATGAAACTAACGCACCCAAAGATAAGACATACGAAGATACGACCAAAGGTATGATTACAAGGGTAATTCACAATATGTGCAGTCAAATGGAAATTGATATAGAACCACAATACGAATTTATAATTAATTCTGTTATTAATAAACTAAAAACAAATATGAAATCTAAGGAAGAGTATGAAAAGGCTCAACTCAAAGCAGCGAATAAAAAGGACGGCAAATCTAAAAAAGTTGTTTCATACGAGGATATGCATAATCAAATACTTGTATATTTAACATTATCGTATTTAATTGTTTCTATTCAAATTAACATTCCAAGCGTGTCTACAAGAAAGGTATTTCCAAGTTGTATTAAGTCATTTTCAGGATATCCTATGGATGGTGACCAAGATAAAACGACAGTTGTATATATTGCCTGTGTAACAAAGAAAACAGCAGACAATATTAAACCATGGGACGCCATAATGAAACTGTCAGCCGATAAAATAGCCAAAAATTTAGAATCATACATTGATATGCATGTCTTGAAAGATAGTGCGGTGATTGATTTAATCGCTGCAAAGAAGGAATATTTACTACTGAATAAAGATGAACCTATACCAGAGGCTGTATCAGTTGGAAAATGGCATCAATTTTTACCACCATTAAATGATATTAAAATTTCTAAAACTAACAGTATGCCATTAGGAGAGACATTTGAGAATGATTTAACCGACGCATACAAGAAAGGCAAAAAGAATAATATGTTAGAAACATTATTAGGCAAAAATATTTATTTGAGTAATTCTATTATTGAAAGCATTCAAGCTGTAGTAAATACTAAAGCGGCCTTGTTAACAAATTCGGCAGGTGAACCTTTTTTGGAAAGTGCTTGTTGCGATGAAAGCATAAATGCGATTGAATACTTTATGGGTAAAGATAAAACTATTGCTGAAAATAATAACTTAATCAAGAATTATAACAACGTTATTGAAAAAATCAATAACTTAAACTCACCGTCTATTTTGTATCACGCAGAGAACACAAAAATTATATTGCCTAAAATAAAATCTGGGTACAACGACGAAACCATTTACAAGGCTTTCATATATTATTGTAATTTCAATAATCAATTACCTATGGACGATGAATTGAAAAACGTATGTGCGTATAAACCAATTGAATATGATGGTACAAAAGACACCGCTGATATTATTGAACTACTGAAACAAGATGGTAAAATATACACCAAGGCCATGCTTGATGATTTACTACACATTATTAATAAACGAAATATTGTTATTGTTGACGCCAATTACCCAATAATAAATTATGTGGAAAAATTAAGAAACGTAGTTAAAAAATATAATACCGTCGATAGTGTTGACGATAATCTATTTCAAAAATTAGAGACATTATTAGACACATTTGATATTAAGAAGGAAGATACCGAAGAGCTTGATGATATTAAAAATTATCTGTCTCGTGCGAACAACATAATGAAGAAGAATGTTATGGAATTTGTGAGAAAGTCGCCCGACATAAACAAATCTTTCCGTGATAACATGGAAAAAATATTGAATTTTGAAATAAACACTAATACAAGCGAGTTTTATGAGAATTATCTATACAATCTGCTTAATATATTCCCAAATATCATTTTGAATAAAAATATGAATGTTAAAAAAATCCCTGCTCATTGGTTATTATCTGATGTACACAGCACGGATATAGTTAATATATTAGATAAATACTACAAAAACCTTAATTCGTTTTCTAACAAACCTGGTTTAGAGTTAGCGTTCAAATTAATTAAAAACAAATACGCAATATTCTTGAAATTGATTAAAATCATCAAATATAATTCGCCTGTAAAGGTAAGTAATGGAACCGATTATAGTGAAATACCAAGCATCTTTGATAAGGAATTCATCACATATATCTATTCCTACTTTTTCTACAGTATTATTAATGAATACATTCAAATTACAAAAGACGATGAGTTTAAATCGCAGATACAGGAGACGCCTGATTATGATGAAGAGGAGGTTAATAAAAATATCATAAATTACATATTTGAGTTTTTAAATATAATGAATAATCACTCTACCTTAATTAGCAATTCATATGCGAAAATTAAGGATAAAATCTTGCAGACAAAGGCGAAAGAAAAAAATTCACTTACAGATCATTTGAAAGATTTAACAGACGAGGAAAGAGAAGTAAATAATTTATTCAAAAGCGGAAAATTAGGAGAGTGGGGGGTTGGCTTACAAAAAGGAGTGACCAAATACGTAAAAGAAAATTATGATGTAGAAAGAATGAAGATGGAAGCTCAGGCAATGAAGGAACGAAAATTAAATCAAACTGATAATGTAACCGATATGAATAAAGAAATTTACAAACTTGATTTAGAAGAAGAGGAGCAAACGTCGGCTGAAATAGACGCTGAGGAGTATAATATGAATAATATTCCTGACGACGATGATTTCAATAGCGACGAGGAGGATGGCGATTATTAGAGAGATTTATACAATATACTTCAAAAAATCAATATAATATTAATTGTAAATAAAATTATATTGAATTTATATGCTTATTCTGGATTATTTTTTAGAAATGCCTTATGTTTTATAGTATCAAAATGTCTTGCTTCATTCATTTTACTGGTAGAACAACCACAAACACAAATATAACTTTCAAGCCTCTTCGCATTTTTTGCCGCCAATTTTTCAGGATTGTCTTCCGCCCATTTTTTATTAGTCTCTGCTTCTTTCTTTTTATATTCTGGGTCTTCTCTTTTCTTATCCTTACATTTTTTATCCTGTTTTCTTTGATTTTCTTTTATTTCTTCAGGCGTTAGTCCTACATCATTCTTATTTAGTGTTGGCTTAAATATTTCTATATAATGTCCTTCCAGTTTTTCCGCTTCATCTTTATCTTTTAAATCAGCATATTCTAATATTTCAAATTGCCAATTATCAAATCCCCCGTTCTCTCTAATAAATTTATAAACCTTGCGATGAAATTCTTTTTTGCTACTATTCTTATTATTATTACAACAACTCTTATGTTTTGATTGTCTCTTATAAAAATCATTTGAATGACCTATATAATCATCTTTAATATTTGGGTCAATACAATAAAATCTATATATAACTGTGTTTGAATAATCTGGGGGCATTTTATACTTTAATATCAAAAGTTATATTTTAATAATCAATTTTAAAAAAAATATAATTTTATCAACTATTTATTATATTCATTAATATTAATGTTCAATTCATTTGTAAAAAATAATATTCCATTAGTGTCAATCATTTTACTTTCGGCTATTTTTATGTTTATTATACTAACAAAACCATCTCTAATGTTTGATAAAAACGGAAAGCCTCGTCAGTTTGGACTTGGTTATAAAAACAAAACGGTGTGTCCCCTTTGGTTGGCGGTTATAGTCTCTGGAATAGTCTGTTATTTAGCGGTATTAACTTTTGCGAACTACAAAAGGCTTATGTATTAGCCTATCTCTCTACCATAATATAAATATTTAAAATTATTTATATTATTATTTGATTTATTTACGCTATTGGTCTGAAATAGCTTTCGTCTCCGTTATTATTTACAATTTGTATATATGAGTTAGCGGGCAGTTCGTCGTAAGACATACCAGCAAGGTTTAGCTGATGTTTTGTGAATTTGGCTTCCGTTAGAGCAGTGATTCCATCATCCGATAAAAAATCCTTTGAGTGATTACTAATAAATACCGATAACTGCGTCGTATAATCTTGATTACTACTTGTAGGCGGTTCTTCGGGTAATCTCTGCCATTTCTTTCCATATACGGGAGCAGTACTATTTTGATATAATTCTTCGTAGTCTTTTGCTGACTGGTCAGCCGATTTTTCACAAGACATATTTATGATATAATTATAACTGATAGACGCTATTAGTGTTCCCGCAAGAATATACCAGAATAGTTTGCCTATTAATTTTTTCACATTTATCAAAGCAAATAAATTCACTGATGTAGATCCATTTAAAAACACTTCAAATTTACCATCATCACTACTGTTTCCTTTTATAAAATTTTCACGATATAATTGCTTAACGAACTTGGTATAATTATCCTGGTCGGAATCTATTTCATTTATGAATCGGGAGTAATTATTTTCAACATTTTCTAAAGCCTTTTTAAGAGTAGAATCTCCGTCCTCGCCCGATGGTTTTAGCATCTGCTTAACTGCTTGCGTAGCTCCCAAAGCATTTACTACCATATAACCAATCGTATTGGAAAATGGATTTATCCAACCTGGAAATAATTCAAGTAACATGAATAACATACCAAATATTATTAACCACGGCAAAATGGTTATAGCAAGTATAGAAAACCACTGTATGGTATTATCCATACATATATTTTTTGATATATTTACATTTATGAAATATGTGCCCGAAATTAAGAATATGATATAAATAAGTGTGAAAATAGGGCTATTTGAGTTAGATATTACAGCTGATAGACTTGATGACGATAATGTAGCAAATATCATTAAAAATCCATATATAATTGTTAAAAACAAAAAATATATCATAGATGTAGCGGCACTTGGTAATACTAATTCATCTTGTAGTTTATTAAATTGATCTTTCGCAACCGCACTAGCGACAGTAGAATCCATAGTTAATTATATCTATATGTATAATATATTTTTATAAAATAAGTATAATTATTAAGATATTATATTATGGATTTTAAAAATATAAATAATTTAAATAATTTTTTAAATTTTAATTCAGCAAGCGAAAAATTAGATAATATGATTAGACCTAAACTGATTGAACCAGGCGTCAAATATTTTTTCGGTGGCGTATTAAAAGAATGCAACAACTATAAACAGCGAAATTATACATTCATTTATAATGTATCTATGTTCGTTTTATTTTGTTCTATTTTAGGAATAATTCTTATGTATAGATACAAAGGTAATCTCTCGCAACAAGAAATAAATAAAAAACATCTTGATAATAAAAACTATATAATGTCTAAATTGATGTATTATAATCGTGCTGATATGGAAAATAAACAGAGAGTTCAAAATAATATGATTACTAATTTACCAGATTATAGCAACCACCCAGAAGCGTCGATACTTCATAAAAAAATATATTTTTAATTTATAATATGAGTGATTCGTTTCAAAAAGATATCGTCCAAGATAGTGATTACACTAAATATTTAGAAGAACTGAAAGAATATTATAGTTTGAAAAAAAAATATACCGCCCACAAACAAACATTTATCAATAAACTGATTAATTCCAAAGACTCCTCGATTGATACTAAAAAAAAGATGGCTTCTACATACAAACCCAAGTGCGTTAATTGTGGTAAATTAGGAGGTACTGTTTTTACTGAATCCAGTAAAATGTTGCGTGCTACTTGTGGTAATACCTCAACTGCATGTGATTTAAATATTGCTATTGTTAAAATGAATGCGAGTTTGATAAATAAAGACCTTGAAAAGGCTAATTTATTATTGAATAATAAAAAGAAGGATATTGTTTTAACAAAGTTGGATTATTTATTCAAATATATTGCGGAGGATAAAGCGGTTGAGTTATTCGAACAACATAATAACGATAGGGCTGCTATTCAAGAGAATTACAACAATTTACTATCAATGTATAACTCTATTGTCGATAACCCCAATACCGAAAAGTTAATTAATGAAAAATTAGAAGAGCATACTGAATTAGTGAACAAACATAAACGATTTATGAAAGTTTATAATCAAACCAATGAAACCGGATATTTAAAAGATGCTGTATTGGTATATACGAATGAGTTGAAACAATTAGACGAATTTATATTGAATTTGAAATACCCCCATAACTCAATTGAGTTTGATGATGATATGAAATATTTACACCAAGATAAATATGTATTAACAGATTTAGAAGTAATAAAAAAACCCAATTAAATTATTTTATATCAATATATAAATGATAGGAAATATGTTGAAGATAATAAATATTAAGGTTTTTTTAATTAGTTTGATTGCCGGACTAATCTTTATGTATTTTGATGATAGCAAAAAAAATATATCAGTATATCCCACTCCATCTAATATTGGTAGCGTGGAATATAAAGATAAGGCAGGAAATTGTTTTGAATACACTATGGAAAAGGTTAAATGCCCTGATAAATCAAAAATAAAGAATATACCTATCCAATAAATATATCCTATTATATATATAATAATGATTGGTAAAGGATTAAGCACCGCAATTAAGAATATTATATATACTGAGCGTGGCAGATTTATATTATCTATTATTTTGGGTTTAGGATTAGCCACTTTTTTTAGAAAATTCTGTGAGGGGAAAAATTGCTACAATTTTATTGGACCCAAACAGACTGAAGTAAAAGACCAAATATTTTCTTTTGATTCTACCAATAGCGAATGCTATATAATGAGAGAAAAGGCCGTCAAATGTAGAAATAAATCTAAAGCGGTTGAATTTGCGTAATTATGAGGATAAATATTTAATTTAGTATAATAAATATTTATAATGGAAAATCCACAAACTAATACAACGTCTATTTCGCAATTACCTGGTAATAATATGGTTCCATCTGGTTCCGAACAGCCTTTACAGGTACAATCTAACACCAATAATGTAGTATTAACAAAAAACGAGGTTGTTTCGGAGTCAACGGGACAAATGCAAAATCCAATGATGCAACAAATGGGAGTACCTTCGCAGGAAAATAAAGTAGATTACAATGAAATGATTAAACAATTACAGCAAGCCAATCAAGCCGGTGCTACTGGACTACCCAGCAGAGATATACCCACTAATACCAACGAAATCCACGCAGACGTCCAAATTAAGCCAAATTTTATACCTGAAGCCGATAACACAGATTATATTAGAAATTATCAATCCCAGCAAGACCTTGTAAATCAATGTGCCGCCACACAGCAGAATGTTGATAGTCTTGATTCATTTTATAATGAATTTCAATTACCATTATTAATCGGCGTGCTATATTTCTTATTCCAGTTGCCTATATTTAGAAAAACAGTAAAAAATATTTTACCATCGCTTTACGGTAGCGACGCAAACCCTAACCTACAAGGATACACGTTTAATAGTTTTTTGTTCGCAGCAATTTTCTATATTTTAATCAAAGTTGTAAATCAATTAACACTAAATATTTCGTAGAGTGTTATTTGTTGAACGCTCTTCATTTTCATAGTAATTTTCATAATATCCTTGCTCTGTAGTATAATCATAATTTTCATAATCATCGTTTTCATAATTTTCACGATTATTATTATAACCATCCACGCCACATAGACACGCCAGCGATATAGTTTTTTTATCAGGACTATCATAATATAAAATATCACCGAGTTCAGCAATTCTATCTATAACTTCTTGAACCTCAATATTACCATACTCATCCATCATAACATATTTGATTAACTCTTTGTGTGTTTTGACTTCATTATCCATATAATGTTATTGTGTCGCCGAATGGTTTCCTTTTATCTCAAAATATTTACCAATATGCTTATAAATATCATGGTAATATCTCATATCTTGTGCCTTATAAATTAGTTCCCCATCTGTTGGGCTGTCTAACATATCCATACTTAGCCATTCGTTATAAGAATTAATTAAACCGTGTGCGTATAAATAAAATATGTCTCGGTATACTTCATTATATTCATCATTATATTTGGCTTGTTTCATATCTTCACTTACCATATTATGATGTGATACTATTACATAATAATATCACATTACAATTCAATTTTTTTTATTATATGCTTATTCTGGATTATTTTTTAGAAATGCCTTATGTTTTGGACTATCAAGATGTCTTGCTTCATTTATTTTACTGATTGATAGAACAATCACATATACAAGTTATTTTTTCTTTATCCTTTTCGGTTTTTTCTTCAGGCGTTACTGCTACATCAGCACCATTTAAATGTTTTTGTAATCGATCCAAATGAATGAATGATCCTTTATAGTCCTTTTGCATTATAGACGTGAAATGTTCTATCAGATTAATATATGATGGGATATGGTCAACTTCAACGTTTATCGACTTTCTCAACTTTTTTAAATCTTTAACATAAAAACGAGTTTGAAAATGTGGTGACATAACACTAAAATGTGCTTCACCGTTCTTCATATATTGCCTACCAGTCGTATTGTCAATTCCTTTGCTTAACCATGTTTGACAATAAGATACGACTCCTATTCCCATATCGTCTAATTTTAATGTTTTGTTTTTCTGTAACTTATCATTTATTAGAGACATCATTTTAGTAACATTATCATAATCACCATGCAAATTTTTTTCTAATTGTGTCTTAGTAGCATCATTGCGCATATAGTTATCTGTTTTACCTTTTTCAAGTGAACCGACAAATAAACCGAAAATATCATTAATATTTTTATCTCTAAGTCTCAAATAATCATCCAACAGTTTTTTCGTTGTTTCTTTATCTTTCTGAAACAGATTTATTCTATTTTTTCCATACTTACTTTGACAATCAGTCAAAACGCCGTTTGGTCCATTAGAGGTTCCACCTAAAGGCATCACCGGATCTTTAATTACACTGATTTCGGCGTTAATTTTTAGTGGCGTTATAAAATGTGGATGACCAGTTAATTGTCCTCTACCTCCCTTCGATAATATAGTATCATCCGGATCAAATGAATCTGGAAGAAGTCCGATTTTTCCAGGCAGTTTATATGCCTTGGAGAGTGTAGGACCTCTCTTTTTTTGCACCAAATATTCTAATGCATCAGTTGATACTTTATATAAATAGTTTATTTCATCATCGGTGGGAACGAAAGATACCGAATTAATGGATTCAGCCTCGATCTCGTTTAGTTTCTTTAATTGTTCATTCTGTATCTGATCGTCATCATTGCCACCGCCAGCCTTATCCTTTTTAGTTCGACGTTTTCGGTCTCCTCCGCGAGATACTCTATGAGATTTTTTTATTGTAAATTTTTTTTTTTTCTTGTCTTTTCTAAATGTGCGTCTCTTTGGTTTACTTATCTTTGGTTTACTTATCTTTGTTTTACTTATCTTTGTTTTTTTACGAATTGTTTTTTTTGCAACGATGTTCATATATATATATAAATATAAATTAGTAAAATTAATAATGAATTTGAGAGATTTGAGA